TATGAGCATCGCTAAATCCTTGGAAGATATTAATATCACTCTTGATATTTTCCGGCATAAGTGCGTCTTCCATACCTAATCACCTTTTTCTACTTGCCGCTACCTGATGAACTTGATCCACTACCTGTAGAACTTGATCCAGTGCTTGCTGCCTTCTTAGGCGCATTAATTGTTGGCACTACGTAATCCGTACCAACCTTGAATCCATACTTAACCAATTGAATCTGTCGTGGATCATAAGACACAGCAAACAGTGGCTTAGTGCCGGCCTTCAAATCAGCTTGGTAGGTGTCAGGATTAGTTTGAGTCAGGTCAACGTTTGTTCCGGCAACGTGGCAAGTTACTACCCGTTTTTGAATAATGGCAACCATGCCACCCTTTTGGAATTCATCACGTTGTACGACTAAACCATTGTCTGGCGTAGCCGTTGCATAATCGATGGCGCCAGGCCCGAAGATTAATGCATAAGTAGTTCCATCAGAAGCAACCGGAATACTATCATCTTGAACGATACTCATGCCTTGGTACGTAGCAATTGGAGTTGCTGCACCAGCAGGTTGCAGGTATTCAATCAATTGTTGTTCACGCATTTCTGAATAAGCTGCTGAGTTAACAACTAATGTCGATAAGGTGTTATCCATTACATCACCCATGCGGGCAAGTGCTTTAACAAAGTCTGCGGCAGATAATTCCTTTTCAGCGCCAACACCGAAAGACTTTGCAGTTGCAATATCTGCGTTGTTGAAAGTTGCTTTAACAGTATCCAGCAAAAGCTTTGTATCTTGGCGAGTCCACCAGTTACCAAAACGATTGGCAATCTGTTGCTGGGTGCTTGCGCCAGAAATCAAGTCTCCCCAGTCAGTATTACCGAATGACTTGCTTTGATACATCTTAATGCCGTATTCCATTGCAGAGCCGACACCATTCGTTTGAATATCATGCGTATCGTTCCATTCATCAGCATCGCCGGACAAGTCGTTCATTGCCGGGATTTCTACTGTCCGACCCGGTTGAAGCAAACGTCCACCTAAAATGGGATCGTTCTTTAAAACACCAGACGCCACAAAACGATTAGTTTGCGTATTTTGTCGATAGACCCAATCAAGAAATACTGTTGGTTCAATTAAGTTACTAAAATTCGTAGGATTGCCGTTAATTACAGCCATTACCTACACCTCCTATTTAAGTTTGTTGTATAAATCTGGATTCTCACGATAAATTTGAGTTTGCTGATCCATGTTGAGCTTGGCAAAATCTTCGCGTGTCAGCGATCCAGGAACTGTTTGACCACCGTTTTGTGGCGTATGTGTGCCCTGGACGCGTTGTTCTACGCTATCTTGAACAGCCTTGTTGAACAAGTCGATAAACTTGTCGATATTGTTTTTACGTACATCGTCATCTTTAGAAGTAACGAATTCTGCAAATTCAACAGGAATCTTGCTATCCGTTAAGGCTGACTTAGTTGCAGCCAAAGCATTTTTCTCATCAACGGCGTCTAGTCGTTCCTGCAATCGTTTCTCTTGGTCTGCCAGGGCTTGTCGCTTGTCATCGAGTTCTGCTTCGGCCTTCTGTTGCGCATTCATACCAGCACGTTCTTCCCCTTTGGACATCCATTCTTCTTTCAGGGATTCCAGCTGACCATTAAACTTTTCTTCCAGCTGCTTAGCTTTAGCACCCATCATTTTATTCACGTCATCTTGTGAATATGCTTTACCAGATGGTTCCTGATCTTTAGGTTCTTGTTGCTGCTCCTTATTAGGATCGATTGGCTTTTGTTCTTCACCAGGTTCAGCAAAATATTGCAAGTTCATCTTCATCGTAAAAACTCCTTTTTAAAGTCCGCAGACTAGATCGGTTAAAGTCCGAATGACTAAATTGCTTGTTCTTTTAGGGCTGCAAGTAAGAAAAAGCCCACAAAAATAGGAGCTATTATCATATAAAACAGATAAATAACCCCTATAATTTCGATTCTTTGTTAACTACCCTTATTTGTAAGTATTCTCAAGGGGCTATTATTCAGAAATCGCCCCTAATCAAATTCGCCTGTCATCATGCCGTCTAGTTGGCCACCAAGTAAATTACCATCTTCATCGCACGCTACCAATTGACATCGACAACGTGGGTGCGTATCTTCTTGAGGAATCGGTGCTTGGCCGAATGGAAATATCTGCTTGTCTAATGGTTGGCAAATATCACAAACATGGTAGTCTTCTTCGGTTAGCCACATTACAAATTTAACGTCGCTATCTTCGTAAGCTTGTCGTTTACCTTCGTTGGTGTTCTCAACAGATTGTGTCTGCATTAATCCATCAATTCGAGATAATAGCTGATTCATTGGTGTTGCCAAGTTATCATCAATTCGATCGCCAGACTGTGGAATGCTTCTAGTTAGCTTGTTCATTGCAGTTACTGAAATTCCTCGACTCAGGCCTTTGTTTAAGGTCTCAATCATGCGATTAGCCATAACATCTTGGTGCACCCATAATCGTTGCACGTATTCGGCCTGATCAGTGCTCTGTGGAACGTTTTGCTGCGAACGTGAAGAGTTATCTGCATACGCTGCCGAACGCTGTCTATTTAGTTCTGTGACACCATATAGTTCGCTTCTCGCTGTCGCAATACTCATACCAGCCCCAATCATTGCACCCAACATATCTCGCTTGGTTAATGATGCTTTAACATAAGCAGCCTGTAACTGCTTAGATAGTTTATCGTCGGGTTGAACGTCCGTTAACATTTCGTTAATAGCAGCGTAAAAGTGTTGCGTGTCCCATGAACTAACTGCTGACGATACTTGATTAAGAGTTAACCCACTATCATCGGCGTACTCGTTATAGAACTCTTTTAGATGGTTGGCGATAATGCTTAAGGATTGCTGATAGAAGCTATTGATCGTCTGACTGTTCGCCTTGTCCTGTTTGACCAGTTGGCGAATCTTCTGGCGCTCCTTCTTGATCGTTGTCAACGCTATCACCTACCCCATTCACGTTCTGCAGTTTGGCTTGCGCAGCAGCAATCATATTTGTTGTTCGTTCATCTTGATCGCCAGACTCATCATCTACTTGTTGTTTTTCTTGATCAGCCGGAATCCCAGTAATCGGTTCAGCCAAATTACGCAATGTTTCAGCAGAAAATTTGCCAGTCTGATTAAGACCTTGAATAAGCGTCATCGTTTCCTGATTGTTCTTAGGCAGATTAGGTGTGAATGTGATTGTCACATTATCGGCTGGATTGTTTTCATTGGTGATCGTAACGTCGTTATTTTTGAGATAGCTCCAATACGTCATTAGCAACCGCAACCGACGCCGTATGCCACGCTGATAAAGTGTTTCCGACATAGCCATCTCTTGGTCACTACCCCATAGTTTGTAAGCCATGGCAACACCCGATGCATTGGCTGCAAAGTTTTGGTCAGTTGTGTCGGGTGTATTTGTGTCCTTATGAATGTCGGATAACAATTGGTTAATGTAAATTTGCCATTCACTAGCATTCAACGACTTAGTCAGATAAGCTGCCGATGTTGGCACAATAGTTGGCGATCCGTTTGGATTTTTTTGGACATATGGCCGTAGATACAAAACGTTTGTGTTGCTATCAAGCACCTTTTCAACCATAACGGGTGCATTACTTTTCCCGTTGGTTGTGGATTCATTTGTATATCCACCACTCACGTTGTCAATATAAACTGGCTGACCGTCTGGTCCTAGTTTTTGCTCTGACTTACCGGAATTGTTGGCAACTTTTCCGTTGATCATCAGCATTGAATTGCTAAAGTCTTCTTGGCTGTTAGCCATCTCAGACAACGCTTGGTCATAGGCGTCAATCTCATCGAGTTTAGTCTCCCAAGCGCCCACGCGTTCTTCATTTAAGCTATATTCAGTTAACGGTACTTGTTGGAAAAAGTGTTCTTCGGTGTCTGTCAGAGTCCAATCACTATCGGGTTCGTCACCCGCTGTAAAGTGATAAATGTTCTTATCCGTATAGACTTCAACTTGATAGTTTGTTTCATCTGCCACCTTAACGACGTAATAACGCACAGCGAATAGTTCTACGGGTTCTACGTCGGTAGACCAGACTACGAACGCACTATTGGGATCGATTGCCGTAACTCGTGGATCTTTTGACCCGTCTGCTACATATAGCAGCTCATACGCACGACCAGTATTCGCTAAGTTCTTGCCCATAATCTTTTCGTGATACGGCTCATCATTGGTTTGATTAA